GATATTGCGGAAGCTAGAAAATCTATGTCCGAGTCTGAATTTAGACAAGAATATGAAGCTGACTTTAATACTTATGAAGGTCAAATCTGGAACTTTAATCACGAGGAATGTATAGCAAACTTTAGTGAGTTAGATACTTCTAAAATGGATATGTTTGCAGGTCTTGACGTAGGTTATAGAGATCCTACCGCTTTCTGTGTAATTGGATATGATTGGGATGAAGAAAAATACTACTTAGTAGATGAATATTTAGACGCTGAAAAAACTACTGAGCATCATGCTAAAGAAATACAAGACATGATTGAAAAATGGAAAATAGATTATATCTATATTGACTCTGCAGCTCAGCAAACTCGTTTTGACTTTGCTCAAAATTATGATATTTCTACTATTAATGCTAAGAAAAGTGTACTTGATGGAATAGCACATGTCGCAGGAATAGTAGATAATGATACCTTGTTAGTAGAGCAAACCTGTGCAGAAACATTAGCAGCATTAGATCAATATCAATGGGATTCAAACCCAAATCTGGCTCGTGAGAAACCAAAACATAATCGTGCTTCACACATGTCAGATGCGCTCAGATATGCATTGTATTCATTTGAAACGTCTGCAACAAGTTTTTAGGAGACCTCTGAAAAATAATGTTTGACATAGTATCTCAAACTCGATATAATTCTGATATTGAAAATAGAAGTTTTAAAACCCAATGGCCGAATTAAAACGAGATATAGTAAAATATATCCGAGATAGAGCGAAGAATAAGTACGAAAAGGGCTCGGAATGCTATATCTGTGGTACTGATGTTAAACTCGATTTCCACCATTACTATAGCTTGGCACCTCTCATTCATAACTGGATGAAAAAGACCGGACACAACCCTAAATATATTCTTGCAATTCGAGATGATTTTATAGAAGAGCATTGGGCAGAATTATATGAGCACACTGTCTCTTTGTGCTACGGACACCACCGACAGTTACACAAAGTATATGGCCGCAACCCCGCATTGACAACGGCAAAGAAACAAATGCGCTGGGTACAGATTCAAAGAGATAAACATGGCATGGTATGACAGATTCTTTCGTAGAGAAGACCCTGAAGAAAAATTAAATCCTGCTCAAGCTATTCTTGGAGGCTCCAATGAAACAACAAGGGAGCCCACCACTAGCTATGAGAGGCAATACGAAGAATTAGAAATTGTTAATCGTGCGGTTAACATGATTGTTGACGATGCCGCAGAAATTCCCTCCATTATACAAGGATCAGCAAAATTAGCAGGGGTTGTAAAAGGAATTAAACGAGCAAAAGTAGATACCCTTCTAAATTATGAACCTAATCTCTTTCAAGACATTAATACATTTAAGCGAAACTTAATAACAGATTTTATATTAGATGGTAACATTTTTATATATTTTGATGGAGTACATTTATATCATCTACCTTCCAGTAAAATGTCTGTTAAAGCCAGCACGGATTCGTATGTTGAAAAATTCACGTTCTCAGGAGAAATTGATTACTCTCCTTCTGAGATTATACATATAAAAGAGAACTCTTTTTATTCAATTTATAGAGGAGTTCCCCGCCTAAGCCCCGCATTGAGAACTATGCAATTAATTTCTTCAATGAGAAAATTCCAAGACAATTTCTTTAAAAATGGAGCAGTCCCTGGATTAGTACTAAAAAGCCCAAATACCCTCTCAGAGAAGATTAAGGAGCGCATGATACAATCCTGGGGAGTAAGATATAAACCAGAAGCAGGCGGAAGAAGGCCACTCATTTTAGATGGTGGCATAGAAATCGATCAGATTTCCAATGTCAATTTTAAGGATTTGGATTTCCAAAGCGCAATAACAGAAAACGAGAAGATAATACTGAAGGCGCTAGACGTACCTCCAATCATGTTGGATTCTGGTAATAACGCTAATATACGACCGAATATGAGATTATACTATCTGGAAACAGTACTACCTATAGTTAGGAAAATGAACTTTGCATTTGAAAGATTTTTTGGATTTAGTATAAAAGAAGATGTTACTGATATACCAGCCTTACAGCCTGAATTAAGAGATCAATCGTTCTATTATTCAGGTCTAGTTAATTCTGGTATTATAAGTGCTAACGAGGCTAGAGCACAGTTAGGTTTTGACCCTGCTGAAGGGCATGATGACTTAAGGATTCCAGCTAATATTGCTGGAAGTGCTTCAAACCCAAATGAAGGCGGGAGACCCGCTGAAGAAGAGGAAGAATAATATGGCAGGATCATCAAAACAAAAGAAAGCTTTAGCTAAAAAAATGGCTGAATATTTTACTGATAAGGGATACTTTGTCAGTCCAAATGAGTTTGAGCAAGACCCAAATAGACCAGAAATGGTTAAAGTAGCAACCATTAAAAAAATCTTTGTATCATGGTCGCAAATGGTAGCGTTTACTAAATCATTTTGTTGGGATGAAATGCGTGGTCTAACAACAACTAAGCCTGTAGCATCGGCTAAGCCCGCCAACCCAGCACCAGAAATGGTTAAAAAAGCTGCAACTGCGGAAAAAGAGGGGGCAGATGGAAAAAATATTTAATCTCACCTCTACTTTTAAGTCCCATACTGATGAGGATGGTAGTGTAAAAATTAGAGGTATGGCAAGTACAACTGAGTTTGATCGCGCGGGCGATTCTATCTCAGCTGATGCATGGACTAAAGGTGGATTAAAGAATTTTGAAAAGAACCCTATAATTCTTTTCAATCATGACTACAATAGACCCATTGGACGAGCCACTGCGTTAAAGGCTTCAAAAAATGGATTAGAAATGGAGGCTAAAATCAGTAAAGCCGCCAAAGATGTACTAGAGTTAGTTAAAGACGGTGTCCTTGGAGCCTTTTCTGTTGGTTTCCGAGTCAAGGATGCTGATTATATAGAGGAAACCGACGGATTAAGAATAAAGGACGCTGAGTTGTTTGAGGTATCGGTTGTTTCAGTACCTTGCAATCAAACAGCTACTTTTTCACTGGCGAAATCTTTTGATTCTATGACAGAATATGAAGATTTCAAGAAAACTTTCACTAATAGTGACGGGGCGCAAGTCCAAAAGGAGATACAAATGTCTGAAGAGACACAACAACCCGTTGACTTGGAAGCTTTTGCTAAAAAGGTAGCTGAGGAAACTGCTGCTAAAATTGCAATGAAGCAAGCCGAGCAAAAAGCAGCCGAAGAGGCTGTACAAAAAGAAGCTGAGGAGAAAGCTACTGCGGAAGCAGAAGTTAAGGCTCAGCAAGAAGAACAAGTTCAGAGTGCAATCAGGACTGGAATTGAGTCAGGCACAGAGCGCCTACTTAAAGATCTTGAAGCACGTATGACTGAAAAAGATGCTAAGATAGACGAAGTTATGCGTGAGCATGAAGAGGCTGTCAAAGAGAAGTCTGAAGAAATTGAGAAGATGCGTGAGTCCAAGCGTGTTTTTGCGGATCGTGGAACCACTGATCTCAACAAGTCTCAAAAAGAACAGCTTCTGCATGCTAGTATTCTTGGTAAGATTACTAAGAAAGGCTGGGATACTGATTATGCAAAAGAGGTATTGCAGAAGGCTGGTGTTGACTATGGTACTCCTAGTACTAGTGGTAACATTGACCTAATAGTTGCGAATACTTTCGAAGAGGAAGTACGTCAAGAGCAGAAAGTTGCTCCTGCATTCCGTGAGTTGCAAGTAAACTCTGGCGCAACTGTAATGCCAATCGCTCCAGATACTGAGAGTGCGAATTGGAATGGCACTGGTCTAGAAACTGCTGCTAACCTCTTAGAAGAATCAGGTGCTTCTGATAATAACTATACAGTTGGTAATGTAACGTTGCGTGCGCACAGATTGGTTTCTGGTACTTATATTGCGAATGATGTTGAAGAGCAAGTAGTAATTACTATGCTTCCAATCATCACATCTGCACTCGCACGTGCACATGCAAAAGCAATTGATGCCGCTATCATGGTTGGTAACAGTTCCGGTATAACAGGTCTCGCAGGTGGAGCAGGTACTGACGGTGCAGGTTCTCCTTTTGCCGGAGACTGGGCTACAACTTTGAATAATAATGGTTCAGAGGATCTTGCTGCCGCTAATCTCATGGCTATTCGTGCAACCATGGGTAAGTATGGCTTAAGTCCTGCAGACCTTGTTTACATTGTTAACAATGAAGAGTACTTCAACTTAATCTCAGACGCTGCTTTCTCAGACGTCTCAGAAGTTGGTAATGATACAGCAATGAAGCTTATAGGTGCAGTAGGAAGCCTATATGGAACTCCTGTAATTGTTACCGATACTATTGCTAGAGGTGCTGGTAAAACAGCAGCCGTTGCAGTAGCTAAAAACAACTATGTTATACCTCGTCTGAAGGGTGTATCAATAGAAACTGATTACGAAGTTGCTGGACAGCGTACAGCTGTTGTTGCCGCTCAATCTCTCGGCTTTGGCGAGTTGGTTGATGCAGCCGGTGGTAACCTACCTTCGGTCAGAATCCAGTACTCAGGATAATAGTACTTTAATCAGAACTATATTAGTAGTTCTATTAGCTCGGGGGAGTAACCCTCCCCCAAGTTTTTATTAATTAACTTATGGCAGATTTAATAACTTTACAACAGTATAAAGATTCAGAGGGGTTAAGCACTCCTAAAGAAGACCTGCGTATAACTTCATTAGTTCCGTCGGTGAGTCAATTAGTAAAAACTTATTGTGGTAACAGTTTTGTTGATTATTATTCATCAAATAAAACTGAAACTTTTAATGTTAACTGGGCAACCCATATAGTACAACTTACAGAAAGCCCTGTTAACGCTATAGTTAGTGTTCAAGAACGAGATAGTTATAGTGCCTCCTATACTACATTAACAACAGGAGCATACGAATATTATCTGGATGTAAAAACAGATAGTGTTTTACGCACTACATCAGCAGGGTATACTAATTGGCCTACAGGTGTAGATGCTGTAAAAGTAGTTTATACCGCTGGATGGAGTTCTGTACCTGAGGATCTTAAGCTAGCAGTAATTGATTTGATAAGCTACTACTTGAAAGATGAGCATAAAGCAAGAAGAACAATGGCGGGAGCAAGCATCCAAAATGATGTTAGTTCAAGTCAAAAAGATAATGTTGCATTTCCAGATCACATTAAGAGAGTCTTAGACTTATATAAAAACTTTTAATGAGTACGCAATCTTTACTAAGGTTTTTAGAGCGAATAGATGAGGATCTTTTCGATGAAACAAGTGAAAAGCGTTTAATTTATAATCTTCGCACCCATACTTTTGTTTATAGCGAAGAAAATTTTATAAAAGAATTTTTACAGGAGATGTCTAAGAAGCAAGTGGACGCTCCTGGGTTGGAAGGCTATGTTAAAGGCATAGCTCCACTCATGACAACTAAATTACGAGAAACACTGCTCGCTATGACTATTAAAGCTAGCGGTGGAGGAAAGAAACAAAGTGCAGCGGCTAATTTTAAAGAAGTAGGTGGTGAACTATCTTTTGTATTTACAACGGATGTTAGAACAGGTCTACCTCCTAATTCGTGGGCTCAAGGACAAAAAGATGTTTTTGATAAGATTAAGCGAGCTTATCATAAAGCCTATGGTGCATTTTTCCATGGAGTAAGGGACTTTGTAAAGAAAACTTCAGAATCGGACTCAAATAGATTTGAAGCCGCTTATGTTGATAAAGCGGGTCGTGTACAGAAAGGGCGAGCTATGCATTCAGGGCATGCTTGGGGCCAAGGAGTTGTTGAGACCCGCATGCGAGAGGCCTTTGATACACATAAAAAGACAGTAAGACAAAAAGACAATGCAAGAAAGTGTTTAGCAGAAGAAGATCTTATAAAAGATTTAGAAAAACTAGGTATTGATTTAGAGTTTATGAGAGATCCTAAAACAGGAACTATGACGTTTCAGGTTTCTATGGAAGGCGCGACTGGTAATATATTAAGAGGCCAGGAAATGCGTCAAAAATTAAATGATGTTAGAAGTAGGGTCAGCGAATTAGTAAGAAATCCAAAGCTTGTTAGAGAGATGTACGGAGACTTAAAAGGTTCAGATACTTTAGGAAGTGTGGATAGAAAAACAATTATAAAAAATATTGCTAAGCAGTTTAAGAAAAATCCTTATGTTACTGTTATAACTGAAGATACAAAAATTAATGC